ACAAGGATATTGGCCTTATTCATGTTCTCTTTTACGACTCCAGGACCCGTTTCCTTGAAAGGATTCTTGAGGAGAAGTTCACGCATACCTGTATTGCTATCATAAATTGCAGAAGCAAATTCTTTAAGTGCGTTTCCTGGCTCATCAAATGTTGCGATAAGATTATCTACATATGCTACTTTAGCCTCAGGTGTTCCTATACGGAGTACCTTAATTACGTCAGGCATAAAGCGGTCTGATGAGAACTGGTTAATAGTCCAAGCAAGACCCTTAAGGAAGTCAGGATGCTCTGTAGATACAGCCTCATAAGTCTTAAAGATAGACGCTTTACGTCCAGCCTGGCTATAATCGCCCACAGATGAACCACGCATCAAACCTTGACGAGCAATAAGTGATGCTGCTAATTCTTGTTCTGCATCTGTGCTCTTCATTAAGTCACCTAGAGCGTTTACGCTATAACGTGAACTCTTTGCAAGTGTTCTGCGTAGAAGATTGCCTTCTGGGTTAGCCATAACCATTGAGATAAACCCAAGTGGATTGCTAAAGATGCTGTAATGTCCTGAGAAGAATTGACGCATCTGCATTTCTGCTACGTTGCGTAGGATGTATGAATAGCGTAAAACCAACTGAGATGTACGCCATAAGTCGCCTGCTTCTTCAAGAAGAATACGTGTAGATTTAGCCTTACCATACAAAGGTAGGTTAGTCTTATACCCAACTACAGCAGCATTAAACTTACGTGTATCTGGAAGGTTGATAATGTCGTTAAGCAACTGGTTCTCTAGGATGCCTTTTTCAAGTTGAATTGGCTTTCCACCTACATACAGTACTGCTCCACCACGGTTTCCGATGATGTTAGAAAGTGAGTAGTTTTTAAGGATAGCCTCTTCTGAACCGTTAATCTTTGTAACATTACGAAGTGAGGTAATCTCGTCATCAGAAAGACGTAGAGTACGACCAATTTCATCAACTAGTTTGCCGATACCATTAGATACCGCTGCTGCACGTTCAGCGTTAGTTGTAGCCTTAAAGATATTACGCTGTGTATCTTCAATGATACCTTCACGGATATCTTTGCTTAGAATGCGCTTTAAACCAGAAGAACTAATCCAGTCTTCAACACCGTTATTAAGACTTGTAACATCGTTCAAATTAAGTGCTGTTGTACGAATATAGAAGCGCCCAAAAGCCCTATTGATGTTTTCTGCGTACTGAACAGCGCGTAGATTAGCGCCAGGAATCATGCGAGCAACAGGATTTGTAGCAATCTTTACACCAGTACTAATGGATTGCTTAATCTTAAGTGGGTCTGCGCCTGGAACGAACTGGTTAAGGAACACCTTAAACACATCATCAGCAGTTGTAGCCTCTGTAAGTTCCATAATCATACGGTCATCTAGTTTGCGACCAAAAAGACGACGTAGTTTAACTGGGTCTGTCTCACGTGCAATCAACTCACCAATAGGCTGCCATTGACGTCCTAATAGGAACTTAAGCGGCTTAGAGAAGTCATCTCCAACGCTACCCATAAAGTTATCTGTGATACCAATTTGAGCGCGGATAGATTCACGTAGTACGTTGTTATCTGCAATCTCTAGTTCAAGTTTAAGTAGGTTCTTGATACCAGCATTGTTAGGGTCCTGAATAAGTTCACGTAGAATATCTGGGTCCTGATGTGCTTTTTCGCGAAGCATCTTAAACCACTGCTCTTTATCTTCCAAGTCAAGAACTGCTTGGTTAATATCATCAAGTTCATTCTGACGTGCAGCAATTGAAGCCTCTGTATCCTTGACTGAATCAAGCAACTTCATTACATTGGGACCAAGATTAGTTGGGTCAGCAAATTCTGCAGCAGCATTACCAATCTCTGCGCGTGTAGCAGCAATCTTTTCACCCTTAGTGATGACTACGCCACCCTCTTTGCCGTAGATTGAACGGATATTTGTGAATCCGTCAACCTTCCAAATCTTCTCGATTTCGCCAAGAACCTTGTCCATAACGCGGTAGTTCTGAGTGCCGATAATATCAGCAATCATAGCGCCCATAGTCTTTCCTGCTACAAGTACATCACCCATTGTAAAGAGTGAACCTGTGAAGCCATCTAGACGTGCTGCTTCATCGCGTAGAGAGGTAGCAAGTTCGTTATAGATTCTAAAGTCAGCATCATCTACGTTCTTGCCTAATTTATCAAGTCTATCTGCAAACTTAGCACGGCGTAGACTCTCAGCAACACGTGCTTTCTCGTCTGCCTTAGTAAAATCATCAGCCAAATCGAGTAGTTTGAAACCCTTTTCAGAGTTAGCAGTAACTACATATTCGTCTAGTTCATGTGCTCCAACGGAGATTTTTCCGTACTGTGGCACTTCATCCATGATAATGTGACCGCTAAAGAACTCACCAGTGTTCTTCATATCAGCAGAAAGCAAGTCCATAGCCTGGGTAAGTTCACCAGTTTGAGTCTTAGGATTGCTTACAAACCAGTCAGCAATAGACTTATTGGAAAGAGTTTGCTTTACAGTGCTATCTGCAGGCTCATTAGCCCAGCGCATCCACTTATTCTTCTCAAAGTTAAGTAGTTTTGTAGCAGTATTGAGTTTCTTATCAGCAATCTGGCGCTCTGCTGCAATAATCTCTTGTTCTTTAGCCTTGAACTGATTAGCATAACGCTTAAACTGGCTAGAAATCTTTTTTGTTTGCTTATCACGAAGAATCTGATTGGTTTTTTCAAGTTCATCAATCGATTCTTTAGCAAGATTGTCAAAACCAGTCTTAGTTTGGTCAGCAAGTTCCTTGGTAAACTGTGTCAACTTCTGGCGTTGAGTAATAAGTTTACCTACAGAGCCAGGTCCAACCCAGAAAGTAGGGTCTGCAGCCACGTTAAGTGTAGCATCAAGGATACCTGACATGATGTTGTAGGCGTTACTGTTTGGATTCATACCAATGCCGTTGAATAAACCACGACCAATGGTGAATGACTTGCCATTAACCTTACCGTACTCAGACATACTACGAGCCTGAGCCTTACCAATCTTGGTTTCAGGTGTAATAAAGAATCCAGAACCAGTGCCTTTATTGCCAGCACGGATTGTTTGACCTAGAAGAGTGTTCTCGCCAAATATTCCCTGTCCTAAATCCTTGAGGAACTGCTCACTAGCACCTTTTTCACCACGTGCCATAGCAACGCCATCACGTATAAGTCCAGTTGCAGCATCATAAGGTGAGCGCAGACCAGCGAATACTAAACGTGTAGTACCTTTGAATGGTTCGTAGACAGCAGTGCGATATGTATTCTCGATAGCACCAAGAATTCCACGTTTTGGCTTCTGGCTTTTCTTAATCTTATCAACGTTCATAGCGTCGTTCTTAAGAGCAGCAATACCATCAATGGTTGTAATCTTATTAATACCAGGAGTATCTGCGCTAAGTCCTGCGCGTACCATAGAAATAACTAAGTCATTACTAAGTCCAGGATATTTACTGGTAATCTGTTCAAAGTTAGCCATCTCGTCGCCACGTAGAGACCCCATTTGGAAATCAATCATACGTTGAGCAGGAGATTGTCGCGTAGCGCGCGAAGCCTTAATAATCGATAGAAGGTCTTGCGCCATTACGCTTCCATTTCGTTATAGGCTTCTACCATCATTTGTAGTTGACGAGATGTAGGGTTCGCCTGTAGTAGTGCGCGAACAAAGATAGAATCAGGATTTACTGTATCAACAGGAGTTTGTAGAATTGAATTATCTCTGCCTGGACCACCTTTAGCACCATCAGAAAGTGGCGCATCTTGCGTTCCTGGTTCAAATACATTAACTGTATTAACAGGGATAGTCGTAGACATACCAGTTGTAGGTGTATTCATATTTGACACAGGAGAAGTTGTTGTTGCTGTAGAACCTTCTGCAAGACTTGTTAGATTGGCGCGTTCAGAGTATGAACCTCCAGGAGCATTCTGAATCTTTGCATCGTTTACTACACGCTGTACGCGGGCTGTAAGGTTCTTGTCAGTGCGGCTAGAGTTTGCACCCATGCCTGAAACAACTTCATTGACAGCCATTATTAGTCCTCGTCTTCATCCATGTATTTTGAAATATCTGCATCTGTTGGGATTCTCCAGTTAACCCAATCAGGGTAGGAATCCTTATCAGTAATCAGCGCTAACGCTATGTCGTGTTTAAAACCTGCTCTTAGCAATGAGGTGTAGTACTCGTTAAGCCAGATGCAGTACATTTCTAAACGATTGTATTCGTTAGTGTCGACTGTCTCGACTTTTCTTTTTCGAGTAGCCACTTTATCCCCCTAAGCCTGCTAACATTGTTGCTAAATCTGCTGGCGCTGCCTGTTGTTGAGGGGCTCCGCCAGAAGGTTGTCCAGGAGCCGCTGGGGACGGGGGCGCTTGCTCAACTGGGCCTTGTGTGCCTGGCGGAGCCATCTCTGGCTGCATAGGTTGTTCAGGAGTTTCCGCCTTAAACACTGCCAATGCAGCAGCCTCGATGCTGTCCCCCTTGCGACGACGTTCAATAACGTCTGCAATATTCTGAATTAACTTCGATGGGTCTTGTCCCTGTGCTGCCATCGCAGGAATAGCCTGAGCACTTGCAGTAATTGCTGCTGTAAGATTCTCACGCATCTTTTCGATTTCAATACGTTGTTCTTCCATTGAGACATTAACAGACCAAGGAAGTTCACGACGAATGAAGTCTTTTGATACTAGGTCTGCACCTAGTGCTTGAAGAGAGAAAATCAGAGCGCGGGAAGGGTCTAATCCAGCCATCAAGCCATATCGGACTTCTACCGAAGTATCGCCCTTAATGTCCTTGCTTGGCATGTACTTTAACTCGTACGGCGTACCTTGCGCAACACCTCTGACACTCTTTTCTTTATTGAAAAGGAGTTCGTCCATTTCAAAGCACAACTTGAGAACATCTTCTAGAACCTCAGCAATAACTGTTTGACCAGCCTTGATTTGAGAATCAAATGCACCAAGAAGTGCCTGGACACCTTGACCAGTGATAACACTAGCGTCAATGTTTCCAGTTCTACCCTCAGGATATCGAGCACCTAAACGCAATTCAGATTGGAGGGCTGATTGCTCCTGGAAAGTAGCAGCGGGAATGTCCAAACGGACACGCCCAACACCATTAGGTTGAGTGGTACGAATGATTGCATCTGGACCCATAGGTAGGTCCATAACATCATCAGGTACTACAAGTGGCGCTTGGATTGACTTTTCAGCCGCTTCCATAGCGAGGTTAGCAAAACGAGCACGTGCAAGTTGCACGAACAAAACATCATCAAACTGACCGCGTGGTTGTCCATCGATAGAAGGACGTTCTGCGATGAGAACTGTCATCTTCTTCATTGGGTTAGCAGCCTGTGAAAGAACTAGATTCTTACGTGAAGGAACGTATAGAAGAATTGTTTCTTTATCCATGTAGCGGATAATTTCAACTTCTGCGTTAAGATTCTGTTCGTATCCGAACTGACCAAGGATAGCGCGGTCATACTCTGGGAACTCATTAACAAGTTCACCAATAGTCTTCTTGTATCGCTTAGCGTAGGCTACAACGCGACCAAAACGGTCACGCTCATAGTAAGAACCAGTTGGGTCTTCTACGCGGATACGAGGTAGGTCTGCATCCCAGTCTGGTTCTACGTGAATAGGAAGAAAGCCGTAGGTGAAGTACTGGTCAGAACCTGGGTACATCTGAGTCTGTAGGCGTGAATGATAAATGTAGTTGTTAGCAATCATGCTGCGCTTATCAGCAAATGCTCTAGCGCGGTCAGATGTCACATTTGTAGTAGAGCAGTTAATCGAAGGTAGCGGTGCTAGAACCTCAGCCAAGTCGCGAGCAGCAACATCAACAAAGTTAGCCACCATGGCATGTGGCATATCGACAGGGAACATGTCAGGGAATACCTGTGCCATGTCTCCTTTACGTACAGCAAGTACGTTAGCCATGTTGTTATCGCGCTCTGCAGCGCGATGCTTCATAGCATCAACACGTCTTGCAACTGTATCTATATATGCCATTGTGTTCCTAACGATTGATTAAAAAAATTACTTAGCCTTGCGACGATACTTAATAGGTGAAACAGTCTTGTTTCCTGTACCGCTGTTAATCTTTACTAGGCTAGGAAGGTTCTTTAGTTCCCAGTATGAAGGAGCCTTAGGAGCCTTAGGTGCTACTGCTGGTTTAATTTCCCCACCAGATTTAATTTTAACTACTGGTGCCGCAGGTTTTGATATCCATGAATTATTTGAACTTGTAGTAGCAGGTTTTGCAGGAGCAGGTTTTTTGAATGCCTTTTTTGCTATTGCAGGGCGTACACCACTACCACCACGTGAGCCGCCACCGACTCCCATTTCACCACGACTTGAAATTGCCATGTTTATCTCCTATTCGTATTCGCCGAACTCGTAATCGTTGACGTTTACGACGTAGCGGTTAGATTGCTGACGGGCTGTAGCCCATCGATTGGGTATGTAACTTTGACTGATTCGAGTAGTACCGATGATTTCTCTAGCGCGTAGTTCACAGAACCACAACGCCATTACACAGTCGGTCTTACTTCTAGTATCTGGCTTCCAAGTAATTAACTGTTGGATAAGTGCCTTGATACCTTCGGAACCATCCTGAGATGGAATCTCAATCAGGTTATCATTATTGAACGTAGTGCCACGCATAGTCCCAAACAGGTTTGACATAGCAGCCACACCAAAGGACGTGTCCCATTTGTTCTTACCAGTGAACTGGCTTGAGAATTTGACCCCCGCCGAGGCTAGGTAACTACGGAGTTCCTCATCTAGAGCGTAAGCCTTCTGATGGGCGTTGATTTCGATACGTAGTTCCTGAGGGTGGTACTTAGTACACCATGCCTCAATCAATGATTGAATCTTCTGTGGAGTAGGTTCCTGCATGTTCTCAACATCTAAAATATATCTCTTACGAGTTTGCCTATCAACAGTCATGATGACGGCTGCAGTGTTACCAGTCATAGCAGGGTCTAGACCCATAATGGTATACCACTGACCATGCTCAGCAGGATGTCCAGGAGTGCCAGGTTTTAACTTACCCCTTTTGCGCATCCTGTTAACTGAACCTTGGACACATGCAGGAGGAAAGATGGAGTCTTCTTGGACGTCTTGCTGTTGATAGACCAGAGCCCACGCGCTGGGCGAGACTTCAGAGCGGCGTCTAAAAAGTGCTGGCCCATCCCATTTCGGGTACAGACCATTTTCGTCTGGAAGTATATCCTCATCAGAACCTTCCCAAGGTACATTTGACTTCGGCCAAAGAGTTACCCACTTTTCAGGATTGTCGTCATACTCCAGCACGGCTGGCATCGACATGTAGGTAAAGGGAGTCTTACCACCCGTCCAGTGGTCAGGGTTTCTAATCTCACGATATAAGTCGTTAGAGGCGATACGAGTTCCGACAATCAGCAACTTACCAGCATCACCAAGACGAGTAACTACATCTCGCTGGAGCCAGAGGAGTTGCTTCTCCCACTCATGCGCGTTTGAAGTCGTAACAACGTCGTCCAGGATGATGAGGTTGGAACGGGCGCCAGTAATCTGGCCACCAACTCCGAGAGCCTGCACCGTCGGGTCCTTCTCGGTAGAATCGCGAGAAAGGTAAATCCTATCAGCCTTCCAAGTATCCGCATCTTCTTTCCACCCTCCAGCAGAACCATAGACGGCTTGCATCTTAGCCCAGCGTTCATGGGATAGGCGCTGCTTGATGGAGTAGAGATACTCCTTGGCGCGCTCCTGAGTCTTGGAGACAATCGTAATCTTGACGTTCGGGTCCATAGCGATTCGGTAGACACAGTAGTTGACTGTGATGACCGTGGACTTGGCATGCTCAGGCGGCACGTTCAGCAGTAGTCGCTTTGGACTGGCAGGTTCGTAGACCATTGAGTCAT